CCAGTCGTCTCACGGATAAGCGAAGATGTAACAAGACTTCCATGCATAGCAGCGAATAAAGCTCCACCGAATACCCCTGCAACACCGAGCATATGGAACGGATGCATAAGGATATTGTGCTCTGCCTGAAAGACAAACATAAAATTGAAAGTCCCTGAAATACCAAGAGGCATACCATCACTGAAACTCCCCTGTCCGAATGGATACACGAGGAAGACAGCAAAGGATGCTGCAACAGGTGCGGAATAAGCTACACATATCCATGGTCTCATTCCGAGTCGATAACTAAGTTCCCATTGTCGTCCCAGGTATGCTGAGATACCGATGAGAAAGTGGAACACAATAAGTTGATATGGTCCTCCGTTATACAACCACTCGTCGAGGGTTGCAGCTTCCCAGATTGGGTAGAAGTGAAGACCGATTGCGTTGCTTGACGGGACAATCGCTCCCGATATGATGTTGTTTCCATAGAGTAGAGATCCTGCTACAGGTTCTCTAATCCCATCTATGTCAACTGGTGGTGCAGCTATGAAAGCTATGATAAATGCTGTTGCAGCGGTTAATAGTGCAGGGATCATGAGAACACCAAACCATCCCAAGTAGAGACGGTTGTTTGTGCTCGTAACCCAGTCACAGAAACGCTGCCAGTTGTCAAATGGTTTTGTTAGTGTGGCTGTAGTCATTTATAAGTTAAAAGATACCTGGAATAATTTTTCCAGTAGAAATGTAAGAGGCAGTAAGTATCCAGAATGCAACCATTGCAAATCTGCCATTAGCTCTCTGCCAAATAGCGACGTTAGTCATTAAAAAACACCAGGGATGATTTGACCTGTTGTTATGTATGCGCCTAAAGCTGCAACAATACCGAGCATTGCTACTCTTCCGTTAAGCTCTTCAGCGTTGTGCATGAGGAAGTTTTCTTCTTCTTGATTCATGATTTCAATAGGTGGTTCGTTTGCAAAAATGTTTTGTTTACCGTATTCGGTTATGACGGTCATTGATTTGAAAGATAGGTGATAGGCGATGATGAACTGTCAGGTCGCCATGACTACCTACTTCTTAGATGGTCTACCTTTTTTTGATCCGTAGGTTCCTTTTCCTTTAGGCATAATTAAAATGCAATGTTTGATCTGTCTAATTTTTCAATTAAGTCTTGTCTATATGCTGGATCGTTCTCATACCTTGAGTCACTCATAGCTCTTACAACTTCAGCTTGACTTCTGAATACATCACCTGATGTCTTAGGAGCTTTACCAGATAACATTCTTCCTTCATATCCATTAGCGTTATCGTATTGAGATTTCAATCCAGTTATTGCTAACTTAATTGCTTCAGTGTTTCCAGTTTCAACGATACTATCGAATGCTTCTACAGAACTCTTATCTAAATTCTGACCAGCCCATCCAACGATCTTTCCATACTCAGCTTCACCTCCTACAGAATTCTTAATTGAATTAATATCACCATCTGATAAATCAGCAGCTGGTTGTTGTTGTTGAGCAGGTTGACCTTGTTGTAGTTCTAGATAAGCATTAACTAAATCCTGACTACTCATCTGTGAGAACTTCTCAATAGTCTCTGGAGATAGTTTGTTATCGTTAGAGTAATACTCAGCTGATGCCTCATTGATTAAGGTAACTGCTGGAGAATCTTCTGTAGTTTCTTTCGTTTCTTCGCTGTCTTCTTTGGAGTCAGTAGGTTCGGTGTCCCCAGCTGAGTCGCTAGTTTCATCACCTTTTTCTCCAAGCTTCTTTTGAAGTTCGACATAAGCTTTTTCTAAGTCTTCAGCATTTTTATACTTACCTGCAAGTAATTGCTCTTGCTCGGCTTGCATCTTCTCACCAACTACCAGTGAGTCTTTTTCATCTGCGTTTAAATTATCTGATGTAGTTACTGTGTCAGTAGCTGCATCGTATGTCATTGTCTCTGCCATTATTCAGTCGGTGGTTCCTCTTCGGGTAATAGTTGTGAATTCTTTGATGGATCTGCTAGTGGAGCATTAGCCATTTGACCAGCCTGATCAACTAGAGATTGTTGAGCTGCAGCTTGTTGTTGTTCTTGCATCTCTTCTGCCATCTGTTGCTCAGTCTTAACTAGGTTTAGTACATCAATTCCTTGAGCAGCTGCTAATCGTTTGATAGCTTCTGAAGGATTAATGAATTGCATTAATGCCTCTGGACCTAATGTTTGAGCAATGGTAGTGATGAATGCAGTTAAGCTTTCTCTATCTTGTCCTCTACCTAGTGCATTAACACCAGCAACAATCTGTGGACGTACCAAATCTTTAGGAATATTCGGTAGTTCTTTACTGCGTTGTAGTACCAGTAGTGTTCTGTTTAAGTAAGGTATTAAAAACTCAACAGTAAGTAGTGAGAATAGACCACCTAATTGTTGCTCTAGTTCTAACTGAGTTAGCCTTACTTCCTCTGCTGTAGTTCTCTCACTTTGCCTAACATTCAACTGCATGAATGCTTCAGCTATTCTTCTTTCTAATGATTGAACCATCTGTGCAGCTGTAGAGAAGTCAGCTGTTTTACCAACTTGAATGACTGCTACATCCTCTGGTCTACCTTGTACGATTGCACCATTACCTGCAGCTGCAATTGTTTGTGGTTTAGTTGTAGAGCTTGGTGATACTAAGAAGATAACTTTTGAAGCTGCTGCTGCACCTTCGACTAGAGCTTGAGATAATCCCTCAAGAGACTTTAAGTCTCCTATGAATTCCTCAACTCTACCTCTTCCATAATCCTCACCATCTACAGTATTGAATCTTAGTGGGAGCCAAGGACTAGCTTTCTTTGGAGCTGTGCTACGACTATCAGGAAGTATCTTATCTAATGCTTCTTGATGCCAAACCCATCTACCACTTTTCTCATCTAGTCTGACGTAGGTGTATACCTCAACCTCATCCCCATCTGAGCCTGACTGACCATCATCCATTGGAGGATTAGGTTGTGACACTGGCAGCTCAAGACCAAGTATCTTTTTACTAATTAATTCCTTGGTAACTATTTCTAGGACATTACCATTTCCATCTCTGTTGACTACATACCTATTCAATGGGAAGTTCTTAAGCCCATCTTTACCCATAAAGATAAGAGAGTTGCCACCAACAATTAAATGCTTAAGTGCTTGATGGACAACAACACGATCACTAGATGCAGCTATGAAATCCATAACCATTCTCTCCATCTTACTGAAGGAAAGATCTAGTTCACTTCTTATCTCAGGTGGTATCTCTTCACCTAGTTTGTCATCTCTAACTTGTAGTTTGAAGAAAGTAGTTTGAGGAGGTAGTAATGCAAGCATTAATTTTGCTGCAAGAGTTACTACCGCCTTACTACCTATCGACTGCCAAGGAGTTTTGAGATTCTTTTGGCTAGGTTTAGATGAATTATCATCATCTATTAGGTATGGCAACGTGAGCTTAGAACAATCAACAGCGGTATCTAGGAATTGTCTTCTACCACTGCTTAATGAATTGTATTTCTCACGTGCGTTCATTTATTTAATCCTCCAGTTGGTCCAGCTGTAGGAGTATTAACTTGTGGAGCAAGTGGAATTCTTAATTGACCTGTTCCTCTAGCTAATTGACTCTTTGCTTTTTTACTCTTAGCTCTCCTTACCTGTGGATTCACATCAGTTACAAGTGGATCAGGTGAAGGTAAAGGTGCAGCTGGTGGCGCAGGTGGTGGTGGTGGCGGTGCTAAAGGTGGTGGTGGTGGTGGACTTGGTGGTTTACCAAATAGGCACATTAGATTTCATCCTCCATGATTGATTTGATATATTCAATGACACTGGCTTGACCAGCTCTATACATAATTGTGTTTATTTCTTCTTTAGGATGAACAGGTTTCCATCCAAAGTTTTCCTCAAGCTTATCTATTAACTTATCTAACCTATCGTTATGAAGTCTAAGAGTACTGAGGGAGATTTGTGTTTGCATGTTCGAAAAAGGCTGGCATTCTAGCTGACTTGGTTGCAGAAAGTTCTGGAGCCTTGCCGTTATACATTAAATTGTCGCTAGAATCGAGCCAAAATTTTTTGCTTAAATATTTATCGCCATAAGTGTTCTTACCTAATGGCTCCATTATCCAGTTAATCGTGGCTTTCCTAAGTTTATCCAAAGATTTACTCCAAGATAAGCCCATATCGTGACATACAAGGCTATTAGTGGCCACGTGTATTTGTTCGTCTCTGGAAATATCAGCTGATACCGTTCGAAGACCAGCATCACCATTAAACCTAAACATAGGCAATAGAACAAAGAATATAGCACGTTCAATAACTAAGGCTTTTGTAATCATGTGGTCAGGGTGCGCTTCCCACGCATCCCTTAGCAGGAAAGCTTCTTTCTCTGCTTTATCATCAACGCCTATAGCGTTAGTGATGTAGCCAAGGGCGAGATCATGTTTTATCTCATCCTTGACGTTTGATTCGAGGAGTTTACGAGCAGATTCGGGAACCTCTTTTTCAAGTGATTCTGCAATAAACTCGCCAACTGGTAACTCCATGTGGCGTATTGCGAGAGCACGGTAGATGGTTTCTTCTGCTCCCTCTTTAAGCTTTCCTCCTGTTGTCTGGACAGGAGTCCAGGTTCTCTTTCTATTGAGTAACTTTTCATATGGGTTCATTCTTGACAATCGCAATCGGGTTCGTTGTTTTTTAGAATCCCTTGCAAGTAATCTTGGACATCATCTTCGTCTAAGGCAGCATAAACACTGGACTTATCCTGAACATCACCGTGTACTTGCAAAGCATAATAAAGTGAAGTTTGGGGACTATCTAGCCACTCTTCAACGAACTGTTCGTCGTAGGTTACAACATCACTCCAAGAGTTAAAGCTGTATCCATGAAGAAGCCCTGTATGGTTAAACATATACATCAATTGATCAGCTACTTTCTTATAAGCATCCCAACCAACTTCTGAGGCGATTTCTACATCACCATATTCATATGTCTGTACACCAAATGTACCTGAATCTCTATCTACACTCCGAGCTATAGGAGGTGCAATTTCAGGTGTGCAAGTAAAGCCCTCTCTGTCTTTACTGCGATATGAACAGCTTGCGGTAGGAGCTATAGCAAATGCTCTCTCCATTTCATATTCTCTGGCAACATCAGCCGCACTCTGAATGCCTTTATAAAATTCTGCAGCTAATAATCCAGCTGTACCTAGTCCAGGTATGCCATCATTAGTAGCTTGCAACGCTTCACCAAATTGTTCATAGGTGATGTTGTTTTGCCTTAATAAGTTTGCTAAGCCAAGTATCCCGAGTCCAACTTGCCTATCCGTTGACGAGGGGAGGTATTCTCCAGAACCATCAACGCCTGTTTTGCTATGGAGGTCGCACAAACTTCGCATACCTTCAACAAAACCCTTTGACACGTCGGCGATTGAACAGGCACCGAGATTAACGTGTTGGAGGAGGCAAGTTCCTCGTGATGGCAGGTAAACCTCAAGACAGACGTTCCCTCTGATTCTTTTTCCATTTTTATCGTACTTAGTTTTGTTTAACCATATGTCACCTGACCTGATGCCATAGATAACAGCATCCCGTGTTATCTGATTAGCGTTTTTCCACTTTTCGTCGTTAATGTTGACACACCTTTTGACCCACGGGAGTTCAGATCTAGGAGTAGTAATGAAGTCAATGATATCAGGATGATCGAGATCCAGATGAAGAACACACGCTCCATTTTTATAATGTCCTCCTCTACGGATTATTTCATTTAAGGTGGAGTAGATTTTGCCGAACGATACTGGTCCAGAAGCTGTAAGACCCTTTCCATTTTCTTCTCCTTTGGGTCGGAGCTTTGATAGATGGACAGCAACTCCCGCTCCATATCTGAGTGCATGAGAGACGAATCTCCAACTTGCTTCGATTCCATTTGGTCCCTCCATTGAGTCTTCAACAGTGAAGACAGTGCATGACACTGGTAGGCGGGAGGTGGGGTCATCAATCCAATTCTGAACCCGACCAGTTCTAGATATTAAATTTGTTGTCATTAGACGAGATCGCTTAATGTAGGTGGTTTGTAGTTTTTGCTCTTTAATACTTTTCCGTCTTCCCTGTAGATAGGTTTTCCACCATCACCAAGTTTTGACATATTGCTTTCATGGACTCGACGAAGAGCTTCATCTAAATCCCATCCCATATTTGCTGCGTATTGGTAGCAGACATATACGAGATCACTGAGTTCTTTAATAGCTTCCTCATGCAGAACAAGGCTATCTCTAAATAGCATTCCCTCTGCTTCTAAAAATTCTTTAAACTCCTCAACGATCAAATTCTTTTGCAAAGTTCTGGAAGGCAATGTCTGGGAGTTCTTCACTCCGAAGGCATTCCTGAACTCTTTGGCTTGTTCTAAATTCGACTTCATTCTTTAGGTAGTGGATGGCTTTTTCTAGGTCGTCTATATCGTCAAACTTATGACCTGCTCTACAGACATATTTGATTACGTTTCCGAGGTGGAAGTTGAGTTCTTGATCACGAACAAAATCCCAGACTTGGATGTTTCCACGTCTGTAATATTGCGGTCCATGGTCATTGGTGGTTTCGGCCATTTAGCTAATAAGTTATTTAAACTATTGATCAGTACAAAGTTTTGTTTTTGTAGTGCTAAGAAGACGGTTTTAATGTCTTCTATATCTGTCTCTGGGTTATCTATACCGTCTTTTAATAGCCTTAACTTTAAATCTTGTTCAACTGTTAATGCAGTAATCGGCTGAGGGATTCCAGAGTACGGGTTCCCTTTTTTCGTGGTCATAATCCTCTGTAGTTAAGATTTTTGCTAGACGTGCATTTGTTAATGCAACTTCCTCTGACAATCCTTTCTCTTTGAAGGCATCTACTAATGTTTTCCAACTCCAACCTTTCTCATTGAATAGTTGTGTTGCTCTTTTGATACCAACTCCAGGTATGCCAGCATAACCATCAGTATTATCTCCAGCTGCACTTTGAATTAAATGCCACTTAGCACCCTCTTCAGGATTGATGAGTGTGGACTCTTCAAAGTTGTATAACATTCCAGGTATTTGTCTCATGTCCTTATCAGGACTGACAATAATATTCCCTGGATATTGTGTAGCGTATATACCCATAGCATCATCAGCCTCAAGGGTAGGCATGGTGATTACCTCAAACTCAGTCTTGAGTTTGTTGATGACACGTTTATAAGCACATGGCTTCTTTCTATTTCGATGTCCTTTGTAATCAGCCTGAATTTTTTTCCGAAAATTATCAGGGCTACTAAAGAACAAGATGATATCGTCGAATGATCCGAAGTGACGTTGTATCTTTTTAATCTCCCTCATCACACAAGCGTAAGCTTCTGAGAATTTAGAAGTAACAACTATTACGTCATCTCCAAAATCAATCTCTGTCTCTGCAGCTGCACAACATTTATATACTGTAAAGTCTGCATCAATTAATAATTTCATAAGTTAGTGGACCTCAGACCAATCCCTACCAGACTTAGCTTCAGCTGCTATAGGAACTCTGAGGTTGTAATACTCACCTGCTTGAGCTGCAGATAATTCAAGTAAGAACTTGAGATCTTCTACGTCTTCTTTCTTACATTCATATTGAAGTTCATCATGTACGAATGCCAGCTGGTGAGCAGTTGGTGGTAAATTTTCATGTGTAATTTGTAGCCAACGTTTAGCGATTATTCCCGCTGAACATTGGAGTAAATAATTAAGAGCTTTATGTTGACTATCTACATAGATCTTTCTTCCATCGACAGCCATGATCGTGCCTGTAGAAGACCGCTTCTTAACAGCCGATAGCAGCTCTGATAATCCAGGTATGGCGGCAATGAACGCTGCACGTACCTCTTTTCCTTTAGCTCTTGCCTTATTTGGTTGTAGTTGTTTATCGACTGATAATCCGATCTTGGCATCTCCAGCTCCATAT